GATCTGTAGAACTTCCAGCCGCTCAACCGGCTAATGCCCTTGCTGCTGCACCGGATCCTGCATCCGCTACTTCAGAAAGACCACGAGGTTATGGTTTACAAGGAAGTGGAGCAAAACCCAGAGGTATGATAACTCCAGAAAGAGCAGCATTTAGAGAAGCTGGAACAGAAGAACCCTTTGTATCAACTACAGAACTTTTAGATGAACCGGTTTCAGAAGAAATATCTTTAGATTCACCAGGAGATTATTTTAATGAAATTGTACGACCTTTAGAATTTGGTGAAAACTATTATAATTTAGAAACTCATTATAATAAAAAAACAAATCAATATATAGGTTATTTAGATTCAATACAAGAAAAAGAAAAACAAGATGCTGAAAAAAAGGATGAAGTTTATACACCTACTTTTACTACATTTGGTCCAGGTTTTACAGTTATGGGAGATCATGTAGGAGTAAGAATGAGTAAACAAGATGTTGAAGAAGGAGCATTAGATAAGTGGGAACAAGCTATAGAATCATCTAAAAAATTATTAAAAGACGATGCTCATCCATCTGCAATGGTTTTAGCAGAAATGATTTATCAAATGGGAGAAGGAAAAGTATCTTTGTTTAAAGATATGTTAGCTGCTCTTAGAGCTAGAAATGGTAAACAAGCTAAATACCATGCTCTATATAATACGGATGGAACCCAAAGTGAATGGCATTCTGAAATGGAAAATAGCGGTAGAGCAGTAGCTGTAGCAGATAGACTAGAAAAATCTTTATCTGCCAATATAAATAAGCAAGCAGGAGGACAAGTCCCCCAAATAAACCAATCTGGATTTATTGAAGGTCCAGGCTCTCCTGTTAGTGATAGTATTCCAATGCAAGCTGAACCTAACTCCTTTATTGTAAATGCACCTGCTGTACAGATGGCAGGTGGGCCGAATAAGCTAAATGCTATGGTACAAAAAACAAACCCTAAAAAAGGCACAAAAACCCCTACTAACCCCCAATCTATAAATGTATCAAATGGTGAATATAAAATAGGCAAGCAAGATGCACAAAAGATTGGTTACAAAAAATTAAATAAAATGAACGATGCGGGTAAACCGTTTGTAGATCAGCTTGATCAGAAGGGTTATGCGGAGGGTGGAGTTCCTTTACCTGTCAGAAAACCTGTTCCTAAGCCTGTTCCTAAGCCTGAAATGCTTAATATATCAGGAGTTGATACACTTTTTTCTAGAGCAGATAAAGAAAATTTAATAAATCTACTGTACACAGAAGATCCTACAGGAAAAGATTCTAAAAAGATATTAGATGTAATTTTTAATAGAATTGCACATGCTAATAGATCAGAGCAGAGAGCAAAAGATTTTGGCAGTGGTGATATTACTAATATTTTAAGCAAACGTGGGCAATTCAGCCCTGTGCATAGAGTAGTGAGTAGAAAAGACACAGGGGAATCTATTTTAGAATTTAAAACAAAACCTGCAAGAAGACTAAGAAAAGCAACTCCAGAAGCGTTGGCTAATATTGAACGTATAGTAAACAAACAATTAGATCATATACGAACAGGTACTTATGAAAGTGATGTAGGAGATTCTACTTATTACAGAAACGTAGATGAATCTGACCCAGATGAATGGTGGGACACAGCACTTACTCCCTTTATAGTAGGAGAAGGGGGGCATACTTTCTATGAAATAAAAGATTCAGATTCTTTTGTGCCTATGCCTGTTTCTAAACCTGAATTACTAGATGAAAATAGATCTTTTGTAAGTAGTCCAAATAAAGAAATGTATGCTCAAATACAGCCAGATGAGCCTGTAAATTTACTAGATGTAAAACCTCAAACTGAAAAAGAAGAAAAAGATAAATCGTTTGTAGGTTCTAATATTTCTACAGGTACTCGTACATTACCCCAACAAGATTGGGATAAACCATTTCAAGAATGGAGAGAAGAACTAGGACGGCTACCTGCACAATAATAGCGGCCCCGTCTTCAACAACCTGCAGAGGCTACCCAGCAAAGCTGGCCCCAAAGGAGGAACTATGACTGACAATACTACTGAAGTAGAAGAAAGTGAAGTTAACGAGCCTACCCCATACCAAAATGAATACAAAAAGCATTTGAATGATCCTGATCCACAGGACACTTCTCAAGAAGAAGCTACTCCTGTACAAGAAGGATTTCTAAACCAAGAAAGTAAACCAGAACACGACTATAAAAAGAGATACGATGATTTAAAAACCCATTATGATCGAAAGCTCAATGAATGGAAGCAAGAACAAGAAACTTTAAATGCACAGTTAAGGGCAAATAATCCTGAAAATGTAAAAGTGCCGAAAACTGCAGAAGAGTTAGAACAGTTCAAGCAAAATTATCCAGATGTCTACGGTATAGTCGAAACTATCTCGATGCAAAATGCTGACTCTAGAGTTCAAAATATTGAAGAGCGTCTACAAGTTCTAAGAGAACAAGAACAGGATGCTTTAAAGAGAACAGCCGAGCAAGAGTTACTTTCTTTACATTCAGATTTCTACGAAATAAAAGAAGATGAAAATTTCATAGAATGGTTGAAAGACCAGCCTGAAAGCATTTCGGATGGTGTACTTAAAAACGGTACAGACTTTAAATGGGCCGCTCGTGTAATCGATCTTTACAAAGCTGATGGTGGTACTGTTCAGAAGAAAAATAAAGGTAAACCCTCAAAGGCTGCTGAATCTATAACCAAGACTACAAAACGAACTGTACAAACCAAAGGAAATAAGAAAACTTGGTCTTTACAAGAAATTGAAAAGATGAAGCCTTGGGAGTTTGAAAAACACGAAAAGGATATAGATTTAGCTAGGCGAGAGGGTAGACTTGAACCTTAACTAGGAGGAATAAGTTATGGCTTTTTCCAGTGCTGGTGGGTACGCTAGTCTTCCAAACGGAAACTGGGTACCTGCTATCTATAGCCAAAAAGTTCTTAAATTCTTCCGCACGGCCTCGGTTGTTGAAGATATTACAAACACCGACTATGCAGGAGAAATTGAAAACTTTGGCGACACGGTTAAAATCATCAAAGAGCCTACCATTACTGTCTCCTCGTACACTCGCGGTTCAGTTCTAAGTCCCCAGGACTTGCAAGATGACCAGCTAACTCTGGTAGTTGACCAGGGCAATGCTTTTGCTTTCAAAGTCGATGACATTGAAGAGCGGCAGAGCCATGTTAATTGGGAATCTCTTGCTACTAGTTCTGGTGCTTATGCACTGAAGAACGAGTTCGATACTAACGTCATTGCTGCTATGGTTTCCGGTGCGGGAACTACAGTTGGTTCTGACGGTTCGGGACAGGATGTTGGTTTTGCTGCAAGTGAAGTTGACCCTGTGAATATCCTAGCTAATCATGCTAGGCGTTTAAACTCAAATGATGTACCAGAGGAAAATCGCTGGTTTCTAGCTCCACCGCAATTCTGGGAGCAAGCTGGACAAACTTCCAGTAAGCTCATGGATTCGTCGGTGACTGGGGATAGCGTTTCACCTTTGCGTAACGGCAAAATCCATGCGGGTAAAATCCAGGGATTTTCATGCTACATGACTAATAACTTTGCCGATTCTTCGACAAGTAACTACTACAAGGTCTTGTCAGGCCATATGTCTGCAGTTTCTACTGCTTCGCATATTGCTAAGACTGAAGTAGTTCGCGATCCTGATTCCTTTGCGGATATCGTTCGTGGATTGCATGTCTTTGGGCGTAAAGTTATTCGGTCTAAGGCGTTGCTCGTTGAACACATCCTAATTGATTAAGGGAGGAATTAAAAATGGCTACTTATGATCATACAACCGGTCAAGGTACTGCTGGACATCCCTCTCGTAAAAGGGGTGTTTACGTCCTTGAAAAGACTGTCGATATCGCTGCTGTTTGCACGGCTGGCGGTGTCAGTGCGTTAACTGCTGATGATATCATTCAAGTGATTGATATTCCGGCTGAAGTCTATATTATCCATGCTGGTGCAGAGGTTATTACCGCTCTTAATGGTACTAGCCCTGTTCTTGACATTGACTTTGCTGCAGGTGATGACTTTGTAGATGGGCATGATGCTTCTTCTACTGGTTACGCTGCTGCAGGTTCTAATGGTCATGTGGATTATACGGCTGTTACTACTTTTTCCAATCGTGTTACTGCTACAGATACGCTTGATGTTAAAGTAGGTGCAGGTGCGAATGACGTTTCAACTGGTAAAATTCGAGTATATGTAATTCTTGCAGATATTTCGGGTGTAGATGAAACTGATCCGCTTCAAGCAGTAACATTCTAAACTAACTGGATTGGGGAGGGACTAGTTCTCTCCCCATTCCTTAACTTTAACTAAGGAGATGTACTAATGGTTTCTATGACAACTGACCTAAACAATAGGTTTTTGCAGGTGCCACAGTATGCAAGCAGTTATGATTTTACTGCTGGAAATGCCCCGTTGATAACTGTTTCTGGTCTTCGTAGGACTGTAGAAGCTATTACAGATTCTACCAAGACTTTAGTTGCGGCTGATTCGGGTAAAATTTTCACTTTAGATCGTGCAGCAGGTATTACTATTACTTTACCTGCTGCTGCTGCAGGATATTTCTTTGACTTTATCGTAACAACTACTTTCACTGGAACTTGGCAGATCGATGCAGCTTCAAGTGATGATACTTTACAAGGTGGTTGTTGGATTGTAGACAAAGATAATGTAGATAGCCATGTAGCTGTTAACGCAGGTGCTACAATTGGCTGGTCTACTCCTGCTGCTGCTGATCACCAATTCGTTGCAAGTGGAGACACTCTAGGACGTTTTATAGGTAGTCGCTTGACTTATTTAGCTGCAAGCGATTCCAAGTGGCTCGTCGATGGTGTTATTTTTGGTGATGGCACTTTAGCACTTCCGTTTACCTAAAATATAACTTAATTATTCAGTACTTGCTGTAACAGGAGTACTGTATAGATTTACAGGAGGTTACTATGAATGATTTATCAAAAATGTTCATTGGTTTTGATCGTATGTTCGATCAAATGTTTATGAATGTAAATAAAACAACCTATCCACCTTATAATGTGGAAAAAATAGAAGATAATGAATATAAATTATCAATGGCTGTTGCAGGATTTTCA